GCGCCTTATTATGCGCCTCGCCAGACTCGCCTTGAGAACCCGGGAAACTCCCACAAGGTGGTGATCTCAGATGAACTCTGGATCCGCCGCTGGTTCTCTGGTGCGTTTACCTACTATCTTCCCTCCGACTGGATAAGTCGCGACAAGATGAGGAGCGCACGAGACGGGTTGAGAAACATTTTCAACACCGATCTCACTCCAGAGGCCGTGTGGAACGTTACTCCGTGGAGCTGGGCATTTGACTGGTTCGCGAATACTGGGGACGTTTTACATAACGTCCACGCCTTTGCGGATCATAGCCTGGTGCTGCGTTACGGGTACATGATGCAACATTCCGTTGCAACTCGTACCTATAACTGTGTCGATCCTCGTACATTTTACGATGGATCTGGCACACCTTACACTGTTCGTTTCATAACTGAGACGAAACAGCGAAGAAGGGCAACGCCATATGGTTTTGGCATAGATCTGTCGTCTTTATCAGACGCACAGAAGGCCATTGTTGCTGCGCTTGGTTTGTCCAGGCGCAAGTAACAGATGTTGTACTAGCTGTAAACCGTCAAATAGGAGAGCGTAATGCTCTCTAGGAGTGATGCCTATGTCTCTAGCCGATCCGAATACCATCACGGTTTCGGGTACGCCGATCAGCCTTCCGCGCGTAAGCACGGGAGATAACCGATCGGAGTACCTGTCGGGAGACGGTAACAACCGTCTCACCGTTTCCCACGATTACGGGAAGCGGTACCGCCGGATGGTCCGGTTCGACACCTCGAAGATCGCCGCGGATGTGTTCGACACTTCCGAAAACGTTAAGAAGTCGATGTCAACTTACATCGTCTTCGACGTTCCGGATGTCGGTTACACAGCCGCTGAGGCTCTCGCAGTTTGGGTTGGGTTCAACACCCTGCTCACTGCGACTTCGAACGCGGTCGTTTCCAAGGTCCTGGGTGGCGAGTCCTAGCAAGGATCTCGCCTTTCAGGGCTGGAGACACTCCATTCATTGGAGTGTTCGACTACGTAGCGTGATTTAGTGGGAAATTCCAATCGAGGGCCTGAAAAGGCTCCACGAAGGGGTGACCCACGTCTAGGTCGGAGAGAGAATTCTCCCGGCCGACGCCGCGTGGATTATGACCCGAGACTAACCTTCAGTCGAAAGACTTTGGTTGTCACGGTGATCATAGCCCAAGCGATTTATCTCGCTGGTGATGCTCTACTTTTCGGGCATAGTATATGCCAGTAGGTAGAGAGCTAGTTTGCATCGAGTAGTAACACCTCTCTAGTAAACCGAGCAATCCTGCTCGGAGCTAGGTAGGTGTACTTTAAATCCAACTCATATGAGGAGTAGATTCATGACGAATGACCTAAAGTTGTCGACACGCTTATTGCTGTCGCTACAGAAGGCCGGCCACAACTCCATGCCGCCCGAGCGGTTCAACGAACTCCTCAACGAGGGGTACGCGGACTGCCTGGACGAAACGGAACGTGGCCACATCGCACGGCTCTACTCCACCTCCTACGCACGCTTGATTGCGATGCGGGAGGAACGTGAGTTGGGGCTCGAGATCAAGTTGAACCCCGGCTACTCGTGCGTCGTAAAAGACGTTAACGAGCTGTTGGGGTTCTACCTCTGATCAGCAGACATCACAGACGTAGGCTAGGGTGGAAACCGTGAGTAATCACGGAGACCTTAATAGCCTGACGTCACTCTGGTCTAGTACAGCCAATGACTTGGCTGTACGATGTTGCACTAGCGCCGCCTTGGACATAAACTATGTCCGAGGTCGGACCAAACACGAGGGGTTGTCCTTTTTGGGGATAACCCTGGCGGACTTTGGTAAAGCCGTCCAAAAATGGCTAAACCAAGGTTTCGTCGTCCCTTCGGACGCTCCGTCTTTCAAGATGAAGCGTCTTACTGGTCTCCCTGCATTTTTGCAAGGTTTCCTTGGACGTGTGTTTGATCCTGCTAGCGGTGTGCTCTTGAACGATCCTGATGTCGAATCTATCTATGCGATTCGTCAGCTAACGCTGATGTTCGCTAAGATTGGACTTCCACCGGACCCTTCCCAGGGTAACCGGTCTCGGGTGGTAACACCCGAACGGGAGTACCAAGCGATGTCAGAATATGTTCAATGTGAGCATGATGTTAAGGCCGCAGATTCGCGACTTGACCCTCTTTACATAGAGGATTTCAAACGCGTAAGTGCGATGCTATTTGGCGATTTATTTGCCAAAGTGGATAGAGATGTCCACTGGGGTCGTTTGATCCCAAAGCATGGTCCAGGCGCTGTCGCTGACAAGCTTCGCAGTAATGCGAAGTGGAATCAGCGAAACTGGCCCGCTCGTCTTCAGCCGTATTTTCCGGCTGAAGAGTTTCTCATTCCAAATCTCAAGCCTGTTTATCAGGAAGAGTTAGGTCGAGAACTTAACATCGTCGAACCTGGTTCGGAAACGCCCGTTAGGGTAATTACCGTTCCTAAAACGCTCAAAACGCCTCGGATCATTGCTATTGAGCCGACTGCTATGCAATATGCACAGCAGTCTCTCCTTCG